GTCTTTAGTTTCTGCAAAGTTTGCAAAAACAAATTTACAAGTTCCTGTATCTTTAATAGCCGATAGATTTACAGTAGAATGGATGCGAACTTCCGACATCTATAATCTTTCTCAAGAAATTTTTGATAAAATTATAGAAATTGAAAAACCAGTAACTCAAAATACTCGTGTATTACACGACGGATATACTTCTAAAAATGTTCCTTTTGTAAATTCAAATAGAGCATCAGTTTGGGATCTTACTCCTTATGATAAAACCTTATTAATAGACAGCGATTTTTTAATAATGTCTGATAGACTGAACGAGTATTGGGATGTTGATTCTAGTGTAATGTTATCACCGGCTATGAAAGATGTTAGAGGAGACAGAAAAGGTATTTTAGATTCTTGGGTGTCTGAGACTGGGATTCCTCTATATTGGGCTACTACAGTAATGTTTACTAAAAATAATGAATCTAAAATATTCTTTGATCTAGTAGATGTCATTCGTACAAATTATAATTATTTTTCAGATTTGTTTAGATTTAATCCCAAACAATACAGAAATGATATTTCTTTTAGTATAGCAAAACATATGTTAAACGGTTTTGAAACTAGAGGAGAAAATCTTCCTCCAATACTAACATTGTTAGATACAGATTTAATTCATTCTGTTGAGAAAAATCAATTGCGTGTTTACTTAAATGATAGTATGTCCGAGGATCACGTAGTTATTACAGCTATTAAAGATTCAGACGTTCATGTAATGAATAAACAAAGCATAATTAGAAATGCAAAAGAATTCTTGGAGGTATTATGACTTTTGGATATCTCATTGTTATTTCTAAAAATGATTCAGTTGATTATTTAAAATTAGCCTATGCTCTGGCTTTAAGTATTAAAAACACTCAGCGAGAAGGATTTGACAAAGTTGCATTAATAACTGACGATGTGCAGTCTGTTAAAAAATTAAAAAGTCCTTGGGTATTTGATAGAGTTATCAAATGGGATCAGGAAACTTTTTGGGATGGTCGTAGTTGGATGGATAAACTGAGTCCTTGGGATCAGACCATATGCTTAGATGCAGATATGTTGTTTTTTAGAGATTATAGTCACTGGGTTGAATATTTTATTGAAAACTCTGAACTATATATCCCTAATAGGTCATATACATATCGAGGGGAAACAGTAACAGATTCCTATTATAGAAAAACATTTGTGCATAACGATCTTCCCAATTTGTATTCATTTTATACATTCTTTAAAAAGGACTCTAAATTAGCTGAAGAATTCTTTTCTCTAGGCAGATATATTTTAAAAAACCCTAATGAATTTAAAACTAGATTTTTAGAAAACTATCGTCCTAAAGTAGTCGGCACCGACGAAGCATTTTCCTTGGCTGCAAAAATTTTAGACATACAAGATGACATTAGTTATGATTTAGAATTTCCTAAAGTAGTACATTTAAAACCAATGATACAGAATTGGCCTTGGCCTGCAGATACAGTTTCCGATCACGTTGGATTTTATTTTGATTTGCAAGGCAAATTAAAAATTGGAAATTACCAACAACAAGACATTCTTCATTATAACGAAAAAAGTTTTGTAACCGACGAAGTTGTTAGTATTTTAGAGGAAATAGCATGGAAGAAGTAATTGATTTTGATAGCTGGTTACAAAATTATACTCCTCCCGAAATAGAATTTTGGGCAATATATGATCCAGAGACTAGCGCAGTAGTTGGAATTTATCCGTCACCTGCTGCCGATGATAAAAAGTTTAAAATAAAAATCGAAAGAGACTTAGCAGAAGATATTCAAAACGGAATCGTTAGAATGAATTCTTGTTTTGTTGATCTAGAATCTGAAAGTATTGAAATTGTTGAAAAACATAGTCTTACAAAAATAGATGATATATTGCATCGAGTTATTGATAAAAAATATTTAACTGTACAAACTACTGATATTGTTATACAATATAATGAAGTAGAAAATAAATTAATTTTTGAGATGACTCCAGTTTTAAAGACCAGAAAGATACGATGGGATGGCCATACCGAAATGGAATTTTTAATTACATCTTATAACGATCCTCATAATCTATATCAGGTAATTTCTTTTAAATTGGAAGAATTAGAACAGAGTCCTAAAGAATTTATTTACACAGGTGCTGACAAAAGATTCAGTATCTTTACAAGAAGAATATTTAAAAATTACGTCTTTGAAAAAATATGAAAACAGTAGAACTTGATGTTGTATTTTTAAGTTATGATGAGCCTAATGCAGATCTGCATTATGCAGATTTGTGCAATAAAGTTCCTTGGGCAAAAAGAGTACACGGAGTTAAAGGCAGCGACGAAGCACACAAAGAAGCCGCAAGGCAATCAGAAACAGATTGGGTGATAACAGTTGATGCTGACAACATTGTTGATAACAGATTTTTTAATATAGATTTTGATCCAACGAAAAAAGAAATACAAGTTTACAGTTGGTTGGCAAGAAATAAAATCAACGGTTTATTATATGGAAATGGCGGCCTAAAGATCTGGCGTAAAGATTTTATTCTCAATATGAAAACACACGAAGCTAGTGATAGTGATCGAGCCCAAGTTGATTTTTGTTGGGAAAATGGTTATCAACAGTTTAAAGAATGTTATAGTGAAACTGTAATAACAGGTAGTCCATTCCAGGCCTGGCGTGCAGGATTTCGAGAAGGTGTAAAGATGACCCTATTTGATGGTGTTAAAGTTCCTCCCGACGAGATCAAAGAACGTATTTGGTGGCATAACTTACATAGATTAAAAATTTGGTCAACAATCGGAGCCCACGAAGAGAACGGATTGTATGCTATCCACGGAGCAAGATTAGGCCAATGGATGACCAATTGCACTGATTGGAATTATGTCGATGTTAGAGATTTTGAAATATTAAAAAATATCTACAAAGAAAATATAAATCATACAAGCATCGAACAGGACATACAGGATCTAGGGTATCGTATTAAACAGGGCATTGGATTTGAGTATCCTTATTTGGATGCTAAACATAGCAAATATACCTTAGATTTATATAATGAAACTATTAATCTAACCAATACGTATCTAAGATGATTTATGATATTTTTTATGTAAGCAGAAATTCAATTAATGAATCCGATTGGTTGTCTTTTAATAATAGATTTCCGTCTAGTCAAAAAATTGAAAATGTAAAAACTTTTTCAGATATATCTAAAAAATCATTTACTAAACTATTTTGGGTAGTTTGGGATGACTTAATTATTCTAGAAGATTTTGATTTTAGTTATATTGTTCCTAAATGGGATGAACAATATATTCACGTTTTTAAAAATGCAGAATACTTTGATGGTGTAACATTATTTCCTAAACATTCGAATATAAGTTCAAAAGAATTTCAACATAGATTTTATATCAACAAAAAAGAAATAGATATAACAGCATCAGTTCCTAAGCCTTTTGAAAAATTTTACATTAATACATATGAAGAATATTTAGAAACAGTTAAGAATACCAATTCTGATATGTTCTGGGTAATCTGGAATGACATTGACGTAGATTATAGTTTTAATTATTATGTTCCTTACCATGATTATTTTCACAGGAATATCACACATATTTTTAAAAATGCAGAACACTTTGACGGACTTTGTTTATTTTCTAAAAATACAACCATAAGTAAAAAAGAATTTGATCACAGATTTTTTACCAATAAAAAAGAAGTAGACGTAATTGCTAGCAGACCAAAGACATATGATAAGTTTATTATAGATTCTTACGATGATTATCTAACAGCAAAAAATAATTCATCTACTGATATGTTTTGGTTTATTCCTAACGAGGTACTGGTAGAAGATAATTTTAAATTTGATTTATATTTTAGTCATCATAATGTTACAGATCGTAATATGAATCATGTTTTTAAAAATAGCTTTAGAGGTGAAGAAACGTATACTGGAATATCATTAATTTCTAAAAATAAAGAATTAAGTCAAAAAGAAATCACCCATAGATTTTTAGTAGAAAAAAAACAATACGACATTGTTGCAAGTAAACTTCGTCCTTACGATATAGTTTTTATCAGTTATAACGAACCAACTGCTGATGAAAATTTTAAAAATTTAAAATCAAAATTTCCAAGAGCTAAAAGGATACACGGAGTTAAGGGAATACATCAGGCTCACATAGCTGCTGCTAAATTAGCAGAGACTTGTATGTTTTGGGTAGTTGATGGCGATGCTGAAATTGTAGAAGGTTTTAATTTTAATCACGAGGTATCTACCTACGAAAAAGATATTGTACACGTTTGGCGTAGTAAAAATCCTATCAATGATCTAGTATACGGATACGGCGGAGTTAAATTGTTACCCACTTCGATGACTCTAAATATGGATGTGTCTAAACCAGATATGACAACTAGTATATCTAGTAAATTTAAAGCAGTTAAAGCCTTATCAAATATTACAGCCTTTAATACTGATTCCTTTAACACTTGGAAAAGTGCATTTAGAGAATGTTGTAAATTGTCTAGTAAAATTATCGACAGACAAAAAAGCGAAGAAACATTACACAGACTTGATATATGGTGTACCGTAGGAGCCGATCGACCTTTTGGACAAGAAGCTATTGCAGGTGCAATTGCTGGTAAAGAATACGGTAGTGCAAATAAAGATAATATAGAAGCACTAAAAAAGATTAATGATTTTGATTGGTTAAAAAGAAAATTCGATGAATGAACAAGAACTAAAATTTTATAGAAAAGGGCTATTAGAAAAAATAAGTCCTACATTTTGTTTTGCAAAATGGCATCATTCTACGATTTACCTACAACTAGGACAGACACATAGCTGTTATCATCCCCCACCACACGAAATTAAACTAGAAGAAATAAAAATTAATCCTAGTGCATTGCATAATACTGATCAAAAAAAAGAAGAACGCAGACAAATGCTTGCAGGAGAAAAACCTACAGGATGTTCTTATTGTTGGAATATCGAAGCGTTGGGTGTTGATTACAAGTCAGATCGTCACGATCGCAATGAAAATATTTTCACAGACGATAGGTACAACGAGGTTAAAAATAATAGCCATGATCACAACATAAATCCAGAATATATAGAAGTTAGTTTTGGTAATGAGTGTAATTTTAAATGCGGGTATTGTCACCCCAAATACAGCAGTAGCTATTATAAAGAAATTAAAGATCACGGTCCTTATACTATGGTTAAAAATCATAGGAATGATATTGATTGGTTTAAAATTTACGAAGAAGAAAACAATCCCTACGTTGACGCTTGGTGGCGTTGGTGGCCTGAAGTTAGCAAGACCTTACATATTTTAAGAATAACAGGTGGCGAACCTTTACTGCAATCTAGCACTTGGAAGTTATTAGATAGTCTTGACAAAGAACCAATTCCTAAATTAGGATTAAACATAAACAGTAATTTTGGGGCAAAGCCAGTTCTTATTGAAAGATTCGTTGATTATGTTAACAAGCTAACTAATGAGAACAAAATTAGAGAATTTAAACTGTTCACTAGTTTAGATACTTGGGGTACGCAGGCAGAGTATATTAGGACTGGACTAGATCTCAAAATATGGGAACGTAATTTTGATCGGTACATGACA